CTTACTCTTAATATCGTGACAGGATTTACATAGAAGTTGTAAGTTATCTCCCTCACAGAACATACGCTCAATACAACTGTCCCAACTCTCCCAACCAGTGACAGGCACTATGGGTTCTACATGATCTACAAATACATTAGTTACTCTCTTCCTCCCCTCCTTCTTAGTGGTGGGTACTACAGCACCACAACCATTACACTTATAAAAACCTCTCTTCACTCTAGCTGCTGTCATGCAGTCTTGTATAGGAGCCCACTTCCTTGTAGCTCCTCTCAGTTGATTCTTAATGAAGGACTTCCACTTAGCTTCAGTCCAACGTCCTCCACACCTAGTCTTCTCTCCACTAGGTCTCGCCATCATCTAGCTCCAACAAGTAGTAGTGATCATCATTCTCCATCAACCTATCTCCCACATAACAGGCTTGCCTTCATCATCAAGCTCTCTAACCATCCATAACAACCTACCTTGCTCTAGCAGATAAGCGTCCCAGCCTTCACCTAGCTTCTCCTCATACTTAGCCTTCACTGCCTCTAGCATCTCCTCCTCAGTCTCTAGGTCAGCCAACATATCATAAGCCATAACAGCACCACCTCTAGGTAGACCAGGTATATTATCCACCTTGTCACCAGTGATAAGCTGTGAGTAGAAGAACTTAGGGCCATAGCCTTTTATCTTCTCCCTATTCACTAGCTCTATACTACCAACACCTTCAACTTTCATAGGGCCAAACTGAGGCTGATCACCACAAGTCCAACCAAACTGCATACCCCCCACCATCCTCAAGTCCTTATCTCTAGTACAGATGATGGTAGAGTCTGTCTGGTGTATAGCCAGTAGGTCATCAGCTTCCATACCATTAGCAACAATGCAGTCATAGTGCTCAAGCATATAAGCTCTAACATTATCTCTATGAAAGGGCTTCTCTTGTACTCTAGTTCCTTTGTATGGCTTACTGACAGCTATAGCTTCACGGAAGTTAGGAACATAGGGCTCAACAGACTCACCTAATGTCTTAGCTCTACGCTCTAGCATACGCTGTAGCTTCTTATCATTGGTCAAGTAGAGAGTGCAAGACTCAGCCCAGCACTCCTCCACTATCTCCTTGATACGTTGATCAAGCAACTCTGCTACAAACTCAAAGCCCCTAACTACTAGCTTCTTTGTCTCCTTGTCTACAAACTGACCAGAAAAGGCCAGCTCATAGACAAGAACATCAGCATCAATCAAGCATTTCATAAGCTCCCCCATTGTTCAGCCATAGCCTCTGCTACACCTGAGTAAGTAGTAGATCGTATCTTCCACCTATCCTCAGATGGTGGCAGGTAATGAAGTCTTTGCCTCTCGTTAACAGGTAGTTTCATCATCTCCTCATACACATCTTTAGTGCTTTTAAGTTTAGGTAAGTTGTGTAGGTACAGCCCAGTTTTCTTCTGCTCCATGTGACCAAAACCATAAGGCTGTACGTAACTAGGTTTAGGCATACCACCCAACCTAGGTAACACTCCAACAGGATTCTCAAAACAAACCCTGTCAGCAGCTTTTTTACACGCCTCCCACAACTTAACAGTCCAAGCCACTGCATCCAACCTCTCTTGATACTTAGGTTGGCCCTCCCCGTACCAAGCATTACCACTAACAGCGAGGGCAGTGCAAGGTGGGTGGGCTATTATCAAGTCATACCTATCTTCAAGTAAGTCAAACAGATCACCTTGATAATGATTACCTCCAGCATCAGAGGGAAGTAGATCACAACTAAGAGCGTCATGCCCTCTGGAGATAAAAGCATCCCTAACTGTACCGCTGTATTCACAACCAACTAAAACTTTCATAAGCTCCCCTACTTAGGTATGGTGGAAGCATCAAGGGTAATGCCTCCGTTCTTAGCCTCTTCATTAAGCTCAAACCTACTAGCCAACATCACATACTGGTGCCTCTCTGTCTCTGGCAGGAAGTAGATGTAGGTGTTACCATCTGGTGCTGACACTACAGTATTAGCATAGCCCTTAGTACCAGCAACCAAGTCTTGCTCCTCAAAGTCTTCCTTGAGAATCACTGGGTCTCCTACTTCTATCTTACCACTCATCATCACCCCCTTCATCTTCTTCAGCTTTAGGCTGAGCCTTAGCTCCACCTTCAAGAGCTGCTTGTAAGGCAGACCCTTGATACTCTAGGTTGCCCTTGATCTTGTCCTGTATCCACTCAGGTAGGCTCTTGAACACTTCCATGTCAGGCTCATCTAGTGTGAACACCTTGGGTGGATTGACTAGCTCAGCAGCCTTAGCAGCATCACGACTACGCATAGCTGACAAACTCTCTACATTGGCATACTCCTTACCAGTAGACTTAGACTTGTTAATAACAACAGTACAGTTGACAGGGCTACCTACTAGGGCAGTGAAGTCACCTTCATGCTCCTCGTTAGGGTCGATAGCATAGTAACGCTTAGTTGACTTAGCTCTCTCCACCTCTAATGAGTAGAAAGGAACTGTCTCAGACAACCAACGAGGCTTGTCCTCCATCTCCTTACCATCCTCATCCAGACAATACTCATCTAGAAACTCATAAGTAATACTAATTTCATAAGCTGGTGGCTTGTCCTTACCTTGGAAAGCTCGTTGATTCTGCAACCCTAAGTCCAACACCTGTACTACTCGGACAGGGTAGGTGCCTGGTTCAATAGGCTCTTGCTGAGGGCCATTTGAACTGTTAGAGCTTGGAAGTTTACGTGCATTAAGTCCCATATATTATTTCCTCAAAATATTTTTTAGCAAAATTAGTGAATTTGAGCATAGTTCATACCAAACTGTACGTCTATGTCAAGGTCACGGTTTAAGTTTAACTCCTTGTTGGTCATGTCAATGGCCCAACGTAATACTTGCTCAGCTTTCTCTTTGTTCTCCTCTTTAACTAAGTTAATAGTCTCATCATGAAACTGTCCTATTTGTGGTAGTCCTTTCTGTCTTTGGTATTTCACCCACGTATCAAAGCACCATACACCAGTGCCTTGATTGAGCGTAGAAAACCTATCCTTCTCTGCTCGTAAGCTATACCACAGCTCACTAACAGGATTGTACAACCATTTCTGCTTGTCTACAACCTTAACTTTACATTCATCTGCTATAGCTTTGACAGACCAGTTACGTTTCCAATACGCTTCAACTAATCTATCTCCACCACTCTTGCTAATGCCAGCACTACGGGCAACAGTGGCACCACCAGCACCATATACACAAGCATAGTTAGCAGCCTTTCCAAGCTTCCTCTCTTTGCTGTGGTTTGCCACGCCAGCTTTATGGTTTGATACATCAAGCTTGCTAAGCAAAGCACCAGATATACAAATATCCAAGTGGGGATCGAAGTCATCTGTCATCATCTCCTTTACATATTCAGGGTCGTGAGACCACATGTAGTGTTGTTTGGTACGGTCTTCAAGGGAAGACATGTCACTGCCTACCAGAACATAACCCTCTGGAGCAATGAGACAGCCACGTATATCCTCTCCATAGGGCTTGTCAATCCCTGGTAGGTTGACACATACCTTATGTTTCCATCGTAGTGTATTTGTAAGCCCTTGTACTTGTGCTTGTACATAGCCCTCCTCATCTACATCTGACAGAAAACCTTTGAGTATACTGATACGATGGGTAGCAATACTGAGTCCATCCAGCAGATGAATGGAGGGCTCCTGCTCTGCAAGTCTAAGAACACTTGGACATACACCCCCTCCAAATGGCTTGTTAATCTGCTCAATCTTTCGTACATCTCCTGTCTCCTTGTTCCTCTCGTACTTGAATGTCTCTGGTTCCCAACCCAGCGAGTACAGCCACTTCTTCATCTGAGGTATGCTGTTCGGGTTGGGCTCTTTCCAGTCCTTGATAAACTCTACGTCTCCCACATGATCTTTTGGAAGTCCTTGCTTTTCTAACAGGTCGAACCACTTGACACCCTCAGCACTTAAGTCACCATTCATTTTATACAACTTCTTAGGGAGGCTCTTAGAGCCCTTCTTAGGCACTTTAGGCATAGCCCTACCTAGCCCCTCAACTTTCTCTGCTTTCACCTCAGAAAGCTTATGAAGCACCTTCTCGGCTCTGTCTATATCAAGCTTCCATCTGTTCTCCTCCTGCTCCCTAGCACAGTCCATCTTGAAGCTCAAATAGTCAATGATTTTCCAAGCTTTCTCCTCACTGCCATACAACTTAAGAAGCTTAGCCCATTGCCTCTCCCATAGTTGAAGGTTGTTCCTAACATCATACTCACACCTATTGACATACTCCTCTATCTCTAGGTTCTCCCAGTCTTTTATCTCTGGCTTGTCACCATAGCTAGCTAGACCATGTAGCACTCTGTTAGGTTCTAAGTACCAAGAAAGGATAAGAGTATCTACTAATTTAGCCCTCACCTTGATACCTAGAAGTCTCTCTAGTTGGGGTATGTCCCAACGGATGATGTTATGCCCTATGAGAACATCAGCTCTCTCAAGCATACTACGCATCTTATCATAGTCTGTAGTGGATAGTAACTTACCTCCTTCGTGCTTAGATAAGCACCATATTTTAGTTGGTGTTAATCCATTAGCTTCTATGTCAAATACTATCATCCTCTCCCTCTATAAATTCTGGATAGGTGTTACGTAAGTGTTGTTTAAACCTGCTGATTATCTTCCTAGCTGACACATAGCTACCACCTACAACCTTGTGAACATCAACACTTCTATATCCACAGATGAAGTAGAGGTAGAGTATGTGTACAGCATCCCCTTCATACTTACCTATTTCTTCTACCAACAACTTAGTAAGCCCCTCATCATACTTAGGCTCCACTATGGCACTGTCTTCTGTCAGTACATGATGCATACTAGCACCTTCCTTCTTCTCCTTGTACAAGTCCTTTAGACAGTTTTCAATAATACCACTGAACCACCTGTCTAAAGGCATGACATTGTTGTAGTTGTCTGCATATAGGATGGCTCTGTAGAAAGCTTCCTGCACTACATCTTCTACATCGTTATTACCTGCACGGCTAGCATACATCTTAACATAGTCCTGTCTCTTGTCAATGTACAACTGCTCTAGTTCCTCTATCATCCCTCTACCTCATTGAACAAGTGGGTTTTGTTGTCCCAATATAATTTAAACTTACCTGTCTCTCCAAACTCTCTGTCTTCTAGCAGGGACAAATACCTAGTGTGCTTATCGTATGCACTTCTCTCATTACCATCTTTATCTGTAGCTGACTTATCTCCCTCCAACCCTAGCATTAGATTACAACTACGCATCATAGCCCTACTCCCTGCAAACTGACTAGACAACACCTCACCTCCATGTTCATGATCATCTCCCCCTATTGGTGCCTTTAAGTGACAGAAGATGAAGATTACCATGTCCAAGTCTTGAGACATAGCTGCAAGGTCTTGAGCATATTCCTGTAGTTTTACGTTAGCATCAGCAGCAGCCATGCCATTAGTTAAGTTGGTGATAGGGTCTATGAA